TTATGCAGAATGCGAAATTTACACGCTCTTTTGCGCTCTAACGGCATTTAATTTGTTTTTGATATAGTTTATCGTTTGAGAAATTTGATGCGCTTAAAACGGCTGAAATGAAAAACCCCACTATCTTCGCAGACGGTGGGGAATCAAATATGAAAATGAAAAAAACTTGTCGGCACAAAGTTACAAAAAAATCGCAGAAAGTTGTGGATATTTAATTTTTTTGCCTACCTTTGCGAAAAGATTAAAAATTAAAGAGTTATGGCAGAAATCAAAGAGGCAAAGATTAGCGACCTTGTGTTTGATGATAAGAACTTCAACAAGCACACGGAATATGGTATGAGCCTTATCGAGAAGAGCATTCGCAACAATGGGGCTGGTCGCTCTATCCTGATAGACAAGAACAACCGCATCATCGCTGGCAATGGTGTCACCGAAATCGCAGGGCAGATTGGGCTTGACGATGTGCAGATTGTTGAGAGTGATGGCACGAAGATTATCGCAGTAAAACGCACCGACATTGACCTTGACAGCAAGCAAGGGCGAGAGATGGCACTGGCGGATAATGCGACTGGAGCTGCGGACTTGCAGTGGGATTATGACCAACTGCGCCAAGAACTGGACGAGAAGATTATGAAGGACTATGGAATTAGGATGCCCGAACTCAAAAGTACCGAGATACTTTCTGCCATTGAATATAACTCTTGCTATTATGAGCCTAAAGAACAGCCAAACATCAAACTTGAGGATTGCATCAACTTTGATAAGTTCAACGCAAAGGTTAAAGCATTGGATGAATTCCAGTTAAGCGATGATGAGCGCAAGGTGTTGATGTGGTTTTGCTATCGTTTCCTGAAGATTGATTTTGAGAGTGTGGCGAATTACTACGCTTTCAACGCAAGTGAGGAAATGAAGAAAGCAATGGAGCGATTGCGCCTCGTCCTTGTGGATGGTGGTGTTGATGGCTTTATTGAGGATGAGTTATTGCGAATTGTCAACACCGAAATAGCAGTTCAATATGGCGATGATTGATATTTTCATACCGAGCTACCACCGACCAACGAACATCAAGACTGCAAAGTTTTTGGTGCAGATTGACTATGATATGAGCAAAGTGCACGTAGTGATAGATAGCGAAGCGGACGATGCAGTTCAATACCGCAAAGAATGTGAGAGGATGGGATGCAAACTTCACCTCTTTGATATGGACGAGGCGAGGCGAAGATATGACTACGTACACCGAGCAAGTGAGAGCCGAAGGAGCGCAGGGCAGGCGAGAAATATGTTTTACGAAATCGCAAAAGCCGAAGGCATAACTCAATACCTTGTGATGGATGATGACACCGAGCATTTCCAGTGGCGAGTCAAGGGTTACCAAGTCAACGGTGAGGGGCGAGAGGGAATAAGCAAGGCAAAGACAATAAAGGCAGCTTGGGCGATGATTGCCGACTTTACCCATAGGCACAAGATAGGATTGTTTGGTATGTGCCAAAGCGGAGACTTTTACGGCTCAATTTCCCCAAAGCTGATGAAATCAAAGGTGATGAACACCACATTTTACGATACAAGATTCATCTACCGAGGCGAGAGAGGTGTGCAAGATGATGACACCAGCCAATTTGTTACGGTGCTTAATGAGGGATATTTTACTGGCAGCACTCAAGATTGCGTGGTGTTGAAACAATGCCTATCGGCAACGCAAAAAGGCGGACTCACTGACTTATATAACGAGTGCAAGTTGTTGAATAAGGCACTTGTTTGTGTCATCCAGTTCCCGAGCGCAGTGATTGCCGAAAAGCAGAAGATGAACGGTGGCAGAGTTCACCACCGAATAAATTATAGATATTTGGCTCCGAAGTTGCTCAAAGTTTCAGGGCATAAGGGAAACATTGAATGGGATACATACCCTGAAGATGTGCCGTTTACTAACGAGCCAAAGAGAAATATGAATTAACGAAATTAACTGCTATAAAGTAAAGGGAGATTTGCGATGTATAGCGAAGAAGATAGGCGCAGGATATTTGAGGCGGTGAAAGAGAAAATTATCAAAGATGATAATATCTTTTTCATCGAAAGTGCCATTGCGTACACCCCGATAAGCAAACCGACCTTTTATGCTTGGTTCCCGCCTGATAGTGACGAGATGAAAGAATTGGTCGCACTACTGGAGAAAAACAAACTAAAAACAAAGGACTACATTCGCATTAAGTTGAGGATGGGCAACAAGTCAAGTGAATTGCTTGCGCTTTATAGGATGATATGCACCGAGGATGAGCGCAAGGCGATAGCGACCAACTACAACAAGACCGACTTAACGAGCAAGGATGAGAAGATAAATTTTATCGGTATGACAGCCGAGGACTTGAGCAACTTGGAGAAATTGCGTGAATTGGGCAAAGAGTGACATATATAGCAAGAATCTTGATGCGGTGACAAAAGGGAATAATGTTATCGTTAACAAGGGCGGCACACGTAGCGGCAAAACGTGGTCGCTACTTCAGCTTTGTTACACGATTGCAGAGTTGTGGCAAGGTGTTGTTATATCAGTGGTGGGCGAAACCATCCCATTCCTGAAACGTGGCGCAATCCGTGACTTTAGAACGATGATGGGTGTGGTGTGGGATTCCAACAACTGGAACGCAAGCGATAAGGTCTACACCTTGCCCAATGGGTCGCAAATAGAGTTCTTCAGTGCCGACAACGAATCAAAGGTTCACGGCTCCGCAAGGGATGTGTTATTCATCAACGAGTGCTACTTCATCCCTTACGAAATCTACCGCCAGCTTGCTGTCAGAACACGCAAGCGCATAATGCTTGACTACAACCCACGCAGTAGGTTTTGGGTTGATGAGTACCTAATCGGCAAGAAAGATGTCGCATTGATACATAGCACCTACAAAGACAATCCACACTTAACACCAATGCAAGTGGCACAGATTGAGAGCAACCGCACCGACAGCAACTGGTGGCGAGTGTACGGACTTGGCGAGACTGGTAGTGTTGAGGGTTTGGTTTACACCAATTGGCAAATCTCGCAGACATACCCAACCGACTACAAACGTGAGTTCATTTGCATTGACTTCGGCTTTACCAATGACCCGACCGCAATATTGCGAGTGCGATTGAGCGGCGGTGAGCTGTGGGTTGACGAGATAGCTTATCGCACTGGAATGTTGAACCAAGACATCGTGAAAGAACTGCGAGAGGCTGGAGTTGCAAGAGGTGCGCAGATTGTGTGCGATTCAGCCGAGCAGAAGAGCATTGCCGAGATTAACAACCTTGGTGGCTATCGTGCCGTGCCAGTAGCAAAAGGCAGAGGCTCAATAGTGGCTGGAATTACAGCCGTGCAAGCATACAAGCTGAACATCACGCAGAGGTCGCTTGGTACGATTGATGAACTACGAAACTATTCGTGGAAACGTGACATCAACGGCTCATACATCAACGAGCCGATTGACCGATACAACCACAGCCTTGATGCCTTGCGCTATGGTGTGACTACATTCTTAATGGCGCAAAGGTCATACTCCACACCAAGACCGCACATAGGGCATATTTGTTGATTTAAGGCGCATAGACAAACGATAACAAGTTAAACGATATGAACACTAACCGAAAGATTCAACGCATTAAAACACGCATTAAACGCAATCACGAACGCATAGACAAGATGAGGCGAGAGAGGCTATACTTGCCCTTTGCCCATTTTGTTGCGCTGATGCCGTACATGACAGCCGACACGATTAAAAGCCTTGTCCTGATTCCACCACCAAAGAAGTTCTGCAAGAAAGATGTACCCGACACTTTGCAGATGGTCACGTTTGGGGTTCTTACCCAACTGCAACAAGCATCACAAGATAATGACTACTTGAAGACTTGCTGCAAACTGGTGTCGGTGCTTACTGGTGTGGATGAGCGCATAGTCGCAAGTCGTAGAGCCTATGATGTGCTTGGTATCGTGAACATGGTGCAGAGCGAGATGGAGCGCATTGGCAAACTCTTCCAGTCGCTCAACACCGACAAGACAAGTGATGAGCAAGCAGCTGGCATTGAACGGCTGAACTTTGGTGCTTTTGGCATTGTGGACTGGTATGCGCAACGCATGGGCATCGTTGACCACGAAGAGGTGTTTGCCACACCGTGGGCAAGAATCTACCAGTGCATGAAGATTGACCATGAACAAGGCGAGTTTGAAAAGAGATATCGCAAAATATTAGAGAATAGGAGCAAGATTAAACGATGAGCAAGATTATTGAACAAATCGCAGCCGATATGGGTTGTGCCTACATCTATGATGATTGGGGCAGAATAAACCTGAAGGCAGACAAATATGGCAACTATAAACACCCCGTGATTGTTGAAACGTTGCCTACCAATGGGCAGATTGACACAAGATTTGCACCACTTGTGCGCACTTCACGCACTTGCATCATTGCATTTCTCAAGCCTTGTGCGCTTGACTTTGAAGGGGCAGAGGTAGGTAGCATCGTTGATGAGATGTTGGACTTGGCGAAACAATTCGTTAAACGTGTTGATGCGAGTGGTTACTATGAGCCGATTGAGGGGTTACTTGACTACAATGTGGTGTTGGACTTCTTGGATGCTAATATGGCTGGTGTGCGAGTGACATTAACCTTGAAAGAACTTGAGGGCGAATGTGTATAAATGGTTGATTTTAGTTCCATAGACAAGGGAGTTGCCACGATGCTTGAGGCACGAATGGCGAAGTTGCGTGATGATATACGCAGTCGAATCAATGCAATGGGTCTTCGTGCAAGTGGTCGCACTGGTGACAGCCTTCGTGTAGAAGTCAGCAGCAACGAGGTCGCACTATGGGGTCGCAAGTTCTTTGCCTCGCTTGAATATGGCTCACGATATTGGACTGGCACGACTGGTGTGCGCTGTTCTTTTACTGCGTTTTGTGAAATCATCCGTCAATGGGCAAGTGACAAGGGGCTGAACTTCGGTGATGCCAGCGACACCGAGAGAGCTGTGAGCGCAATAGCCATGACCATTATTCGCAAAGGTACGCAGTTATTTCGCAGCCACGGCTATCAGGATGTCTACGACACATTAATTGCCGAGGCATTGAAGGACTTTCAAACAATCGTGCTGGACAAGGTAGGCACGGAGTTCAATGTGGCAATTAACCAATGGGCAAGAAAGAGCATAACGATAACGATATAAGGAGAACACGATAATGAGCGAAACACTATTGAACCGAGCGAGATTGAATGATGTGCCACAAGGGCAACCCTTCAGCGCACCGAACTCGCAGTCGCAAATCTTGCTGAGTGGAGTTGTTGCAAGTGCGCCACTGGTGGCACTCGCCTACTCTTACGCAGTCTTAACCTTCGAGGGCAATGCAACCCACTCAGGGAACAAAATAACCGTTGAGTGTGGTGACAATAGCATCACGATAGCACTTGACCGATGGGGGCAAGCAGAATTGTCGCTTGTGCCTTTCATCCGTGCCGACATAGAGGCGCACAACATTCTTGACAACCCACTCTATTGTGATGAGAGCGCAGACACGCAAGACAACGGCTTTCGTGGGTACATTGATGTCAGTATTACCGAGGACGGCAGAGAACCCGTTGCAATGCGCATTTACTATATATTTGGGAGCTATGCGCCCAAGGGTCAGCTCGTCACCGACCTATATTTCGACTACGATGCCAATGGCGAAACGTGGGTCAACGTTGATGATGTGACTAACTACGATGCCAGTGGCAACCCGACAGCCTTTGAGGGCAATTGGTGCGACATCAACAAGGTAGTAGAGATTGAACCGACTGGTGACTTCGTGATGCCCCTTTTGGTGGCTTGGTACTACGGCAAGGATGATATACAATTTGCCAACATTAACTATCACTTCCGTTATGATTGCCGAGTTGATAACATGATGAAAGTGAGGTGGTTAGACCAAAACGGCAACATCAACGTGCGTAAATTTGTTGTGGCTGGTCAGTCACACGGTGCAAGTTCTTCGGGTTCTTGGGTGCGCCCCCACAACGTTAAAGAGATTGTTGACGGCTACGACTTTGGCAAAGATGAGTGGCACAACCTGAGCGCAAACGAGAGCATAACGTTAGGAGATGACAACATACCATCTACACATTACAAGTGGTTGCGCACGTTGGCATCTTCTGCGTGTGTTGAAGTACTGCTTGATGGTGCTTGGACAAGGGTTAATTTGGGTGATGTAACCATCGAATGTGACCCACGCAAGGCAACATTTTCAGCAACTCTTGCGCTGATTCTCCCGACCGATGATGTGCAACAATTTTAAAGGTTCAGGACTATGAGCAAGCAACAACTATACATCAACGATGTGGCTGTGGATATGCCGACCGATGAAATCAAAATCAAGGTCGCAAGCAACATCCTCGCAGATGCCGACAAGGTTATGATGGCACACTCATACAACATTGCGCTGCCACGCACGATGAACAACGACAACATCTTCGCACTTGCATTTGCGCCCACGGCTGACACTGGGGGCAAGACCACGCACACATATCTCAAGGCATCGTTGCACGTTGACGGTGTGCCGTTGTTCGACACTGGGCAAGCTGTGCTGACTTCGGTAGATGAGAAGGGCTACAACCTCAATCTCTTTTGGGGTGTTATCGGTGCATTTGATGAAATCAAGCGAGAAGGGTTGAAGTTGAACGAGTTGCCACTTTCCACCCATTGGACGGAGCAGCAAGGTGACTGGCTAACTCTCACTCGCAACGTACACGAAGGGTTGGCAGTTGGTGACCCCTACAATAGTGGGATGAATACAGCCGTGTACAACACTCTTGACAGTGACAGCCAAGACGAGGCAGACAAGTTCCCTTGGTGGATGCCCACAAACTCAGCGACCAACATTCTCGCAGTTATCGGGCGCATTTACGGCATAACGTTCGACATATCACAACTTGCACAAAGTCGCATAGACAAGCTGAACCACATAGCGACAACGTTGAACATCATCGCAAAGGGTGAGCAGATAATGTTCTCTTGCACCTCACAATTGCGCCAAATACCAAATGGCAAGTACTATATCAACTGGAACAACACCGTTAACCCATTGCCTTGTCAAGAGGCTTACAACGGCACTATCCGTTACGATAACGCATATTATGGTGGCACATATCTCGCAAAGCGCAACCTCAGGGTTAAGAGTGTGAAAGTGTGGGGCGCAAGAGATAGAAACGACTACCGAATAATTTTCCCATCTTCGCCCGATGTTCAGGTTGAGCCAACATACAATCCAGGTACTGGATATTATGAAGTTGACTACACTTGGTATAACACGCAGATGGACGATGGCGAGGTTTTGCCAGCCATTCAGGTTGCTACCGATGGAGTGCCAGCAGGAAATTTCACCCAGCTTTATATGTCGGTTGCAATAGATGAGGTCGCAGAAGGTGAGGTCGGTTATCCGTGGAGTTATGTGCGCAATGCTCCCGAACTAAAGATTTTGGACTACATCAGCGAGATTCTTGCACACACTGGCAGTGTGATTGTCGGGTCAGTGACACACACCGACAAAGTCAAAATCGTGACCTTTGATGAGATTGTGGGCAAAAGTGCCATCGGGTACGATATGCAAGGGTTGAAGAATATCGAAATGACCCTTGATGATTTGGCGCAAAAGAACATTTACATCCACAAAGATAATGATGATGATGAGGCGCAAGGTCTACCAGTTTACACGGCAGAGGGTGTCATCTATACTAACGATGCGACCCTGAAAGATGAGCGAGATGCCTACAAGAGCGACTTCAAAGTGCCACGCACTAACAAGATGCTCCATTGGAAGGTCGAGAAGAACGAGAACGCAAACACCTACAAGGCAACGTGGCAGAATGCTGGCAACAACATTGAGGGGATGGATTTTGCAACGTTCACATACTTGAATACTGGTCAAGACTTCGCCCAGACAATTGCCGACTATTACAACAGCTACGAAGTGGTAGTGAATAGACCTAAAACAATTGATGTGATGGTTAAATTGTCCGTGCTTGAGTTGCTTGCGTTCGATTTCACCCGACCAGTCTACATCAACCAGCTTGGGCGCAGTTATCTCGTTGAAAGCATTGAGAGCGACAAGAGCGACATCTATAAGTTAAAATTAATCCAAATATAGGAGAGCAAACACAATGGCAACACCAGCAACTGGTAATATAGAGCAGATAATTAGTGTTAAGTTCGATTCACGGCAAGCAATTAGTGGGCTTGCCTCGTTAAATAGCCAAATCGAGCAGAACACCAGAGAACTCAACTCAATGGCAAAGGCTGGCGAGAAAGGCACGAAAGCCTATGCCGACCTTGAGCAAGAAACCAAGTCACTCAAGACCCAAAAACGTGACCTCTCACGAGCTGTGCAGAATGAGATTAAGGAGCAGACAACGCTTCAGGGTTCAATGAGGCAAATGGAGGCTGAATTGAGAAGACTCAAACTGCAATATAAGGCATTAAGTGATGAGGAGCGAGAACACGGCAAAAGGGGTGCAGAGCTGCGAAACCAAATCAACCAAACCACCAACGCACTCAAAAAAGCCGAGTACGGCATCCAAGAATATTATAGAAACGTTGGCAACTACCAAAATGCCATCCTTGATGCTCTTGGGCTGAATGGTCGCTTTGGTCAGTCTATTATAGGGTTGACCAATGTGCAAGGAGGATTCACTGGTGCAATGTCTGCAATGGGTGCGAGTGTCAAAGCCTTTGGTGCATCGTTAATGGCATTGTTGACAAACCCAGTCTTTCTCGCTATCGCTGGCATTGCTGGTGTCGGTATGGCTTTCAAATGGTTTTATGACTATAACGAAGGACTTGCAGAGGCTACAAGGCTAACCAAGGAGTTCACTGGGTATGTGGGTGATGACTTGTTGGCGATGCGTAACAGCATACAAGCCACAGCCGAGGTTATGGACAAAGAGTTCGTTGATGTCCTGAAGACGGCGGATTCATTGATGCAGAACTTCAAGATTGATGGCGAAACCGCAATGAGCATCATAAACCAAGGTTTTGCGGCTGGTGGTGACCTCAATGGCGATATGCTCGACAAGATTCAAAGACTTGCACCAGCTTTCAAGAATGCTGGAATGAGTGCAGAGCAATTGGTTGCATTGATTACCCAAACACGTTCAGGCGTATTCACCGACCAAGGACTTGATGCAATTGCGATGGGTACATCACGCATCCGTCAGTTCAGCGACACGATGAAGAAGGCTTTGCAAGACATCGGCATTGATGCAGAGGAAATGGGGCGCAAATTGAGAACTGGTGAGTTATCACCATTTGCAGCACTAACCGAAATATCCGCTAAATTGAAAGAGCTGTCACCAAACACTCAAGAATACGGAGAGGTAATAAATGCGGTATTCGGCAAGGCTGGCAAAACCCTTTCAACTGAAGTGGTGCAAGGGTTGGCAGATATGTCAACATCGCTTGATGAAGCACAAGCCAAGACTGGGCAATATGGTGAGTTGTTACTTGAGAATATCAAGACCGAGGAAGAATTGAATAATGCCACAAGCGCACTCTTTGACCTGACCAATAAGGGATGGGAAGAAATCAAGCAACAAGCCATCATCTATGCCAAGAAAGCACTTGTGGCGGTTGTCAAAGGTTTGGTTGATGTTGCTAATTGGTTCATCAACTTATATAACAAGAGCCTTCCAGTCCGTGTGGTTGTTAACTCAATCGCAGCACAATTCAGGGTGATGTGGGCGAGTGCTAAACAAGCATTCCGCTTGATTGTTGATGGTTTTAAGGCGGTCGGCAGAGCAATCAATGCCATAGTCAATATGTTCTCACAAGCTGGCAATGCGATATCTGCATTCGGTAGGGGAGTGTATGACATTTTCGCTGGTATCGCAAATCGCTCACTCTCGCAGATTGAAAAAGGTTGGAGTACTTTAAAAAATGGCATTGGTTCAGCTATCAAGTCATCGTGGGACGGAATTATGGGTGCAATCTCTGCATCGTGGGAAGAAACTGGTGCAGACTTTGGTAAGTATGCCAAAGAACTTGGAGATATCGCTGGCGATGCCTTTGCGAACTCCCTAAATGGTCATCTTAAAACAATCACCATCCCCAACTTTAGCGGTGGCGGTGGCGGCGGTGGTTCAAACAATAACCGTTTAAACCTTTTAGATGACACGGATAAAGACGGTGGCGGTTCACGCAATAAAGGTGGCAGCCGTGGCAGTCGTTCTACTGCGCCCAAAAAGTCAACAACCACTAAACCAGCGACCCCGAAAAGGGACACCGAGGCTGAGCGACTTGAACGTGAGCGACAAAACCGAATGGCTGCACTAATCAAGAAGGGCGCAGAACTTGAAACAAAGGCAAGGGAAGAGGTTTTGAAGACCACGGCAGAGGGTATCGTGCAGATGTACAAAGAACGAGCCGATGCCATATTCGCCCAGTTTGAGGGCATTGAAACCAAAACAGAAGAAGAGGCAGAGGCACTCGCAAAGGCACGAAATGCAATGCTAAAGGCTAACCTTGATGAGCAAGCAAAAGAGTTGCAGAAGTTCAAGGATGCACAAGCGAAAAAGAATGCCGATGCCGAGGCAAAGGCAGCCGAAGATGCCAAGCGACTTGTGCAAAACCAACTTGCTGGCACAACCGAGGGAACAGCAGAATGGCTAAACTATCAACTTGAACTAATCAGGATGGAGAAAGAGGCAGAACTTGCACTCTACGGCAGCACCGAGGAAGAAAAGGCTGCAATCCTCGCAAAGTATCGCAAGCAAGAAGAAGATGCACGAATGCAGAATGCTCAGGCAATTCAGCAGATAGAGCAGACAAAATACGATGCCATCGGCACAATGGTCGGTGGACTTGGCGAGGTCGTGGGCGCATTTGGCGAACAAAGCAAAGAAGCAGCAGTGTTGCAAAAGACCCTTGCACTTGGTGAGATTATGATTGCCCAAGCCGTGGCAATTGCCAATGCTGTAAAGGCTGGTTCTAATGCTATAACACCGTGGCAGCTTATTGCGCAGATAGCGACCTCAATTGTTGCCGTGACCTCTGCAATGGCACAAGCATTCGCAGCACTTGATTCTGCTAAATTTGCAACTGGTGGCTACATCCAAGGGGCTGGCACAAGCACAAGTGACAGCATCCCAGTGCGAGTGTCAAATGGTGAGAGCATAATGAATGCCAATACCACGGCAATGTTTAGTGGTCTATTGTCCTCACTCAATCAGTTGGGTGGCGGTGTGCCTATCCAAGTGCAACAAACTGCATCAAGTGTGCGTGGTGAGGATATGCTTGCGAGAGCCGTGGCAAGAGGTGTCGCAATGCTGCCAGCACCAGTTGTGAGTGTTGAAGACATCAACCGAGGGCAGCGACAAGTTGAGGTGATGAACGAGAGGGCAACGTTATGAAAATCCACGAACTAATCAGCGACAACTTGCCCATACTGCGAAGACTGCATAAGAATGGTGTGTCGGGCAACTACATCAGTTATTTGCCGATTTACCACGATTACAAGAAACTTGTGGCAGAGGGCAATAAGGTGCGATGGGTTGCTCAGGTCGTTGCCGAGAAATACGGCTACAAAGAGCGCATGGTGCGCTTAATCGTGAAGATGATGGAAGAGGATGTTATTTGATATGTATTGTTTTTGTTTTCATTTTATAAAATTAGTTTGTAATTATTTATGGTAGCAGACCACTTTCGCAGAGATGCGAGGGTGGTTTTTTCGTGCTGTGGCAAAACGCATTACCATAGAAAATGGTAAAATAACCGCATAAAGGTGTGTAAGTCTTATTAAATTTGCCAAAAAAGTTAGAAAAGTATGGCAAAACTTAAAATATATAGCGACATCGTTGATGAGGAATGCAAAGCATTCATGGCTTGGGGTGGACTGGAAGGCATCTCCTTCCTTGACATTGACAAGTTCATTGACAGCATCCCCGAAGATGATGGCGAAATCAACCTAACAATCAATTGCCGAGGTGGCATGACCGACCAAGCACTCGCAATGTATGACGCATTGAGAGCAACTGGTAAGACCATTTCAGCAGAGGTGATTGGCGAATGCTCAAGTAGTGCAACGTTGCTCTTATTGGCAGCAAGAGCAGACTTGAGAAAGGCGCACCCAAACGCAACAATCCTCATCCACAACCCTTATATCAGTGGATTTGTGGAGGGCGATTCAAAGCGCATCGGCAACATTGCCGAATCATTGGAAGATGTGAGGGAGCAGTTCTTGAACATCTATGTTGACCGCACTGGTGCAGATAGAGAGGTGCTGAGTGCGATGATGGATGAGGACAAGCCAATGAATGTGGCGAAAGCGATTGAGTTAGGTTTTATCCATGAAGAAATTCTGCCGATTTCGGCACAAAATAAGAACCCTAACATAAGTGACAAAATGAGCATTAAGGACAAAATTTTTAAAGCACTTGCTAAAGTGTTTGGAATGAGCCTTGAAACAGCCGATGGCAAGACCCTCGAACTTGAAAAAGAGAGTGGTGAGCCAGTAGTTGGTGACAAGGTGACAAGCGAAGATGGCGAGTATCTAATGCCTGATGGCAGCACCATCGTGGTTGAAGAATCCGTCATCACCGAGATTCGCCCAGCATCGGATGAGGCTGATGACAATCCCGATGACGGACGAGGAGAGGAGGGCGAGGAGAACGACACCGAGTCTAAACTTGAAGTAGATGAACAACTCAGCGAAAAAGATGCCGAGATTGACCGCCTCAAGGCAGAGATAGCTGAGAAGGATGCCGAGATTGATAGACTTCGCCAAGAGTTGGAAGATGCCAAGGCAAACGCAAAGAACGAGGATGAAAAGAACATCCTGAACATGGTTGCCGTTGCTGGTGGCATTGAATGGCTCAAGAACGTGAAATCTACTGGCAAGGTTGAGAAACGTGACAGCACAACCAACAATCTCGATAAGGCGCAATCAAAGAAAAAGGAACAGCTTTCATTTGCCGAGTATCACAAGCAGAAAGCAGATCGCAAGAACAAAGTAAACAAATAATAAAATAAGGATTTAAAATTATGGCTTCTACTGGTTTAGATTTTACACAAATCACTCCCGACAATGGTGCGGTGCGTGACCTTAACCGACTGGTTTTTAAGGATGTTTTGAGTGCAGAGCGCATTGGCACTTTGCTCAACATCTTCACAAGAGTTTACAACGGTGACAAGTTAGGACTCGTTGGCGAGTTTGGTCTTGTCGGACTTAAGAATACTGGTTGCAACCCTGAGTGGGGCAACGATGCAATCGCAACTGAAGAAAAGACATGGGATATCGCAGCATGGCAGATTGCCGAGAAGTTGTGCTGGGCTGATGTGGAGAACACCCTTGTTAAGTACACCCTCAACACTGGCACTGACATCACCGACATGACTGCTAACGATTATCTTGAGGAAATCGTTGTGCCTCGCCTTGAGCTGGCTATCATGAAGATGTACATTCGCATTGCGTTCTTCGGTGATACAGCAGCCGAGACCGTTACTGATGGCGGTGTAATCAAGGACACCGTAAACCCAACTTACTTTACCCTTACCGATGGCATCTTCAAGCAGCTCTTCACAAGTGTTACTGCTGGCACTACTCCACACGTTACTATTGCTGCCAATAGCGAGGCAACAATCGCAGCGCAGCTTGCAGCAATCAATAGCGAAGCAAAGACCGCTCTCGACAACATGATTGCTGCTGCTAATCCAACACTCCGTCAGGCAAGTGACCAAGTTATCTATGTAACCCAAGCCTTTGCCACTGGTCTTGAGGCTCAACTGCTCGCTAACTGCTGCGGTAGCGACCTTGCTTGGACTGCATTATTTAATGGCATCCGTGAGACCACTTATCGTGGCATCCGTTTGGTTGTCGTTCCTCAATGGGATGAGATTATCCAAAGCTACATGGGCAATGGCACAGCTTACAATCTGCCATTCCGTGCAATCTACACCACATCAAGAAATTTAGCCCTTGGTGTTAACGGCACTGATGAGTTTGCACGCTTGCGCATCTCATTCGATGAAACTACACTGCTTAACCACATCTACGCAACCGACAAGATGGGCGCACTTGTTCTCGATGACAAGATGGCTGTTATCGGTTACTAATATTGCTAATCTCTCATAAGCAATAATCCCTTCGGTGTGTGGGTGGTAACACACCTATGCACCGAATTTTTAATTAACAAACACAAAAAAGAAAGGACATATATATGGCACTTTGTGATTTTATTATTTCTGCCGACATTCAGGGATACGATTGCGCAAATCCAATGGTTAAGGGAGCGAAAGCTGACGGCTTAATCATCAATCGCAAGGATATCAACATGGCAAGTGTGACCTACGATGCAAGCAACCCTTTTAAGGTTACAGCTTTACCCTTGCTGACTGGCAAGACAGCCTATGACATCGTGCAAGGCGGTAAGACCCCATTTACTGGGTCACAACAAGAGATGGCAGAGGGTACTTATCAAAACACCTTCACCAACACCGTGCAGTTTGTCATCCTGAATCAAGGCACAACCACAGCCGACCAAGTTTTCGCTTTGATGAACGGAGAATTTGTTGTGGTGTTGCAGAACAACAACGGCACTTATCAGGTTTTCGGTCTTGAGGCTGGTCTTCGTGCATCTGCGATGGTGCGTGAACTCTACAATGATGATACCCTTTCGGGCTGGCTCATCACTATGACTGAGGAGAATGCAGTTAAGGGCAACCTCTTTATTGATGCAGCATTATACGAAACTCTTAAAGGTCAGTAATTATGGCACTTTGTGATTTTGTAATCGAACAAGATATCCAAGGCATTGATTGCACCAACCCACCCGTCAAAGGTGCTGAAAGCATGGGTGTGCTTATCAATCGCAAGGATATTGATTACGCCGATGAAACAACAAGCACCTCGCCCTTCATGCTTAATTTCGTGAATGGCATGACCAAGTGCGACACCCACGGATATGCTGTGTACCAGTCGGGCAAAACACCTTGGAACGGCACTCAGCAAGAGATGGTTGAAGGGACGAATGCCAACACCATCACAAACACCGTGCAGCTTGTTGTACTCAAGCAAGACAAGGATTGGGCGCAGCAGCTCTATGCTTTAGTTAATGGCGAATTTGTGGCTATCCTCAAAAACAAGGACGGAAGTGAGCAAGTCTATGGCTATGAGGCTGGCTTGCATTGTACTGGCGCAGTTAGAGAGTTGTACAATGATGACACACTCGCTGGCTGGCAGATAACCTTTACCGAAGAAGGCGCAAGCAAGGGCAATATCTTTGTGCCAAATGGCTATATCAACTTCGTGCTAAATGGCTACGAATGTGATTGATAATTGCGAGTTATGACCGAACAAGAGGCGCAAGCCGAGTTAATGATACTGCGAGGTCTTGCATCAAGTGGCAATGACCTCGCACTTGTTAAGGAGCGCATTGATAGGCTTTATTGGGCTGTATGCCACAAGCACTTGAGGACTTGCAAATGCAAGGATAAATACAAAGATGCGCTCGTTGAGATTTATGCGAAATTAATGTACCACAAAAAAACGAATACAACAATGGCACATTCAAGATTAGTTAACGGAGTAGTGCTGCAATGGAAGGGCGCACACTACACCAATAGCAACCTCACCGATGAGGTTGCAAGGGATTTTTTGAGTGCCTTCCCACAACGCAAAGACTGGTTTGCCGAACTACCCAGCGCAACCACTGAGAAACAAGTGGTAGCAGAGGTCGCAAACGAGCCATCTGCCGAGGTTTCTGCCGAGAATGAACCAACTACACCAAAGAAGAAAAAGAGTGCGAAAAAACGCAAATAACGAGGCACAAAAATGAACATTCAAAAGATAAAGAAAGCACCGCAGCGCATAGATGTGAGTTACTTGTCCACCTTGGGAATAAAAGCCTATGGTGCTAATAACTTGTATCCGCAGCAAGCGAAGGCTATCCTTGATTGTTCAAGCACTGGAGCAGAATGCTGCGACCGATATGCCCGATTTATTGAGGGTGAGGGTTTGGTCAATGCCATCATCTATGACCTTGAGTTGAACCATTATGGGGAGACAACCGATGACATCTTGACCGCAGTAGCACAAGACTTGGCGAATTATGGCGGTTTTGCATTGCACGTTAACTATGACCTCAACTGCAAGGTGTGCGAGGTTCAGCACGTTCCCTTTGAATCTTGTAGGTTGCAAGAGGATGATGATTCGGGTTACATCGCCCATATCGTTACCCACCCCGACTGGCAGGGGCGCACCACTCGCAATGGCAAGGTTCTTCGTGTGAGCCGTGACACCATCACCTCGTTTGACCGCTTTAATCCCGACCCAAATATCGTGAGGTCGCAGATAGCTGCCAGTGGTGGCATTGAGCACTACAAAGGGCAAATCTTGTGGGTGTCAACGGCTGGGCGAGATAGATATCCATTGCCAAAGTATGACCGAGTGCTGACCGACCTCTCCACCGATGAGGGATTGAGCAATGTCAAGTTCCGCAATGTAAGGTGCAACTTCTTGCCATCTGCTTTCGTTATCAGCAAGACAAGTCAAGCGATGAACGAGGACGATGCAGCACGGCAAGCTGTTGAGGCTCGTGGATTCGCTGAAGACTTGGCGCAGTTCCAAGGCGATGAGACAAGCAACGTGCTTATCTCTCTCACCGTTGCCAACGATGAGGAAAAGCCCGATATTGTTGAGTTCCCCACCAAGAACTTTGACAAAGACTTTGAGGTGACCGACAAGAGTGTTGTGGAGCGAATCTATTCGGCATTTGAGCAAGAGCCGTTCCTCTGCATCCGTAGTGGCAAGTTAGGCTTTAGTGGAACAACCATCCACGATTGCTATTCTTACTACTCAAGCCTTGTGAGCAAAGAGCAGAGGCTCATAGAACGTGCTTTCAGCAAGATTTTTGACAACTGGTTTAAGCCACTTGCAAACTACGATTGCTCAATTGAACCACTAACCTATAACGTAGAGGGATAGCTATGGCAGAAGTTATTAAATATGATAATATGTTGCTCATCAGCCGTGAGGACATTGACCGAGAATGCCGACCTTGCAACGCACAAGATGCGCTTGTTGACCGTTGCATTGAAGAGGCGCAGAATCTCGACATTATCCCTGCCGTTGGTGCAGATTGGTGGTTAAGGGTGATAAATCGTGAGCAAGATACCACGGCTCTGCTTTTGTGGGAAGGTGGAATTTACAAGGATACTTGTGGCGATGCTCACATCTTCGCTGGGTTGCGCAAGGCTCTGCTTTACTATGCCTATGGGCGCATCATCCGCAATAGTGTCGGTGTCGCAACAAGGTTTGGTTTCCAAATCAAGAGCGACCAGTACAGCGATGAGGCAGAGCAATCGCAGAAAACGCAAACCTATAACGAGGCATTCGCTATTGCAGACAATTACAAGGCTCAATGTCTTGCATATCTCAACACCAGCGAAACTTGCTGTAAAAGAAAATTAGTTAATAACCGAATTTCAATAAAGAAAATAGGACAATAATATGCCAAGTTCAACAAGTATACCAATCATCGTGCAAGGCAATTCTTTCAGCCTTGCAATCCCTTTGCAAATCTATGTTATTAGCGAGGGTTCAATGGTTCTTCAGGACTACACACCCGACCCAACCGACCAAGTGAGCATCCAATTGAAGGGTTCACGCAGACAATACACATATGCTCCAACAATTCAAGGCAATACTGCATTTATTGATTTAAGCGGAAATGAGATGGTGGACAACTACGATGTTGTTGTGTCAATTGTCAAGGCAGATGGCACACGTTTGCGCTCGTTTAGAACCGACCAATTTTTTATTGTTGAGAGTAGCGATGACCTGACCCCCGATGACATCATTGAGGGTTTGGAAAACAACGTTATCTATCTCAATTCACAAGCCTTTGTGGCTGGTGCAGATGGGCGAGGCATTGATAGTATTGTTAAGACCAGCACAAGCGGATTGGTTGACACTTATACCATCTATTACAGCGACAACACCACAAGCACTTTTGATGTGACAAATGGCGCACAAGGTCAGCAAGGAGAAGATGGGGTTGGCATTACCTCAATTACAAAAACCTCTACAAGTGGTTTGGTTGACACTTACACGATACTTCTTTCAAATGGAGAATCAACCACATTTGATGTCACCAACGGAATGAACGGTGTTGATTTGGGCGAGGCTAATATCGTTGACAATCTCACCACTGGCGGTTCAACAAATGTATTGAGCGCAGAGATGGGCAAGGTGTTGAATGAGAAAGTCATATTTGGCACAACTGCATCTTGGGGTGGCACAACTGGCAGCACAGCCACTTTAGGGCAATATGCGTGGCCAGTCTTTAAACCATTAAATAATGCTTGCAAAGTCACGAAGATGTATGTCAACGAGACTTATGCAGAGTCATTGCAGAGTGACACAACCATCACCTTGTTTGTTGCTACCTTGAACGATGCAAAGACCGTCTACACTCTTACAAGTTCGGTCAGTGCAACATTGGCCGCTGGCGAGAGCAGTGTGGACTTGGATATTGATTTGCCAGCAAACTCTTCGCTTTTTGTTAAGTTTAGCGATTCAACAGACACACAAAAAGCTTTTATGCTTTCTCGTGGCACATTGTCGGATGATGATGCTTACCCACAAGGTTACAAAACTTTATCCCTTATCGCCGTAGGTAATACAATTACAACAGAAACAAGATTCTCCAAAAACTCTTGGGGTGTCAAATTTGACTACCTTATCGGCAGCGACATCAAGCCTTTTATTCTTGCACAAAGTGAGCGCATTGATGCGCTTGAGAACAATGAGGATGTTCGTGAGGTGACCTATGACCGACCGACAATTCTGCTTGCTACTGGCTCATCACTGACCGACACACACGAAGCATATAATGGCGGTGCTTGGCTCGATATGCTCAATGACATGGTGGATGTGGTAATTGTCAACGCAGGCAAGAGTGGTGCGAGTAGACAATATAATTTTCAAAATCTTGTTTCAAGCAGCACTATACAGCACGATGATGGCAACACGGTCGGCAATTTAAGACCAGCCTTTGTGATGGTGTTCAATACTGCAAACATGGCAGGAGACAATGCTGTAGGTGTTGGTGCTTTGCCTGACCTTGAATATGGATTGAACATTGTAAGGACTATAGGCGGTCAACTAATTATGGGCAGCGAAGTGCCGATGTTCCACTATGGCAGAGAATTTGACCAAACCTATATATCATTTTGCAGAAAGCACAATATACTCGTTTCGCCTTATGCAAGACTTGCAGAACTCTTGCGTTCCGATAGTCCATACACTGGTTTTAATAGTGGTGTGCATGAGGGGTATCGTGGCAAGTCTTATGCACTTACACACTATGACTTACTCAAGATATTGCCTATCAGGAAGAGCATCAAGATGTTTGCTGTGAGACCCGACTATCAAGGAGGCTCACCCACTTATAGTCAACTCATCTATGACAATAACGAGGAGAGGTTTGTGAAATTCCACGCAATCAAACAAGGCGAGGGTTCGTGGGTAGGCACTAAACACGTTGACAACATAGACTCAAGCAACTATGACACAGCTACTGGCACAAGTGGTGGCACTGATGGCACACTTGGGTATGGTTCTTCATTCACGTCTATTCTGCAAAGAGGTCAAGCAGTGACATTCAACAACTTTGCGCTTTGCGAGGTTATCCTTGACCGCATCAACTGCTCAAAGGGAGAGTTTAAATGTGTTTGCTCTGCCAATCCAAGCGCAGTATATATCGCCACAAACAAGTCATCTTTTGCCACTCCAATGAGCGAGTGGACACTTGTTGAGCATACCTATGTGACCGAAGGCAATTTCACTTGGGTAAAGTTCTCCATTAATCGCACTGGAAAGGATTTCCAAGCCTATGACAAGGTGAGAATATTGATTTGCGGTAGTGGAGATTTCACTATTGCAAGACCTTCGTTCAGTGGCTATGATGGCGATTTGAAACCCGACCTTGAGCCATTGCGTGATTACCACATTCGTCAATATGGTGAAGAGCTTCTCGCAAAGACATCTTGTGAGGATGGATGGACAATGGGCGGTAATGCATCGGTTCAATCATTGCCCACCGAGATTGCAAATTATAGCGGTTACAACAATGTCAAGAGCCATATTGAACTGGCAAGCGATAGCGACTACTGCACCAAGGCGGTTGCCATCACACAACCTTGTTCAAAGGTTGCTGTTAGAGTGGTGGCTAATCTCTTCCCAAAGATTGCAACATCACGCACATTCAGCCAAATGACATCGGCAGAAAAGGCAAAGTACATAAGCACAACACCGACAATCACCGAATTTGGCTACAACTTCGGCACTTTGCGAGTGAGCTTTGGCAATGGTGCTGTCAAGGACTTCACCATGTGGCCAGGGTGGTGTGAGTATTACCAAGAGGTAGATGTTGCACCAACTGACACATCTCAAAATCTCAAGATTGAGAGGCTGCTTGCAAAGGATGGCATCACAACGAATAATGATTTTAACGTATTTATTCATGATGTCAGCGTGCAGAAGATAGGGTGAAATATAAGCGCAGAGGTTTCGTGCCTCTGCGCTCACAAGAAAACATGAGCGGGTTCAACGAAATGGAGGCTATGTAGGATGACACACAACGTGGGTGCAATGGTGACTTGGGCATTGTTCGCAAGCGAGGCGATGACGGCTGTATATGATTTGCGCTGGGCAATTGTTTTCTGCATCGTGCTAATCGCTACCGACTTTTGGTGGGGTTGGAGAGAGTGCAAAAAACACGCAAAGGGTGCAAAGACGGAAGAAGAGCGCAAAAAGTACAAGTTCCATTTCTCGTCGGCTGGTAGGCGCACACTCAATAAGTTTGTAGATTATACTACTTACTTGTTGCTTGGTTGTGTGGCTGGTCTTGCAGTAACCGAACCGATGGGCATATGTACCCACACCGTGACCGCAGCTCTTGGCATTGCGTTTGGTTGCGTGTTTGAGATTTCAAGCATAGTAGGACACATCGCAGTTGTCAAGGGCATCAACATCAAGTTGAACCTCAAGAACCTCATTGTTGCAATTTTCAAACGCAAGAGTGAGGCTTTGGGCGAGATAATAGATGAATCAATTGAAGAGATAGAGGATAATAGAAGAAAGGACAAAGACAATGAAACTACGGCTTGAACGTACAGCATTAAAATCAACCTACACGATTGGACACCTTTATTATATAGCAGAGAGTGGCAACAAGGTTTATATTTGCGATGTGGTGGAGGATAAAGTAAGGGACATTAACAAAAATGGCAAATTTGACGGCAACGAAGTCAAAATCAAGAGCCAAACGGCAATTCCTTACGGCACATATCAAGTGACCCTAAACATTAAATCCCCAAAGTTCTCCAACTTTGCCAAGTATCCCTATGCAAAGAAATACAACGGATATTTGCCCCGATTGTTGAACGTTAACCACTTTGAGGGCATCCTGATACATTGTGGCTCATCTGCCAACTCTTCGGCTGGTTGCCTTATAGTGGGTTACAACAAGGTGGTCGGTCGGGTTGTAGACTCGCAAAAGGCATTCTTTTACTTGATGGATAAGTACCTTGTGTCAGCTAAGGAGCGAGGCGAGAAAATTGAAATCGAAATTGTATGAGACCCCAAACGGATAAAGATGGCGCAGTTGCTGGGTGTAGTGAGTTGATTTTCGCTTTCGCCCTTGCTCTGCTGATTTGTTTTGTTATTTCGTTGTGTTCGTGCAAGCCTCAAAGAGAAGTGCAGATTGAACGTGTTGAAGTGCCAGTGGTAGTCACGCAAGAGCATACCATTGAGAGTGTGAAGATTGACCATGTGCGTGACACACTCATCCAACGTGATAGCATCTACCACTATGTGCAGGGTGACACGACTATAATCGAAAGGTGGCATCACACTCAAGGACAAACGATAGTGACAAGGGTTGACACGTTGCACATTTTCGATAGTGTGCCGTACCCAGTCACAACGACCCAAATAAAAGAGGTCACCAAGGTTCAAGAGGTCAATGTGCTTAAATGGTGGCAAAAGCTGTTTATTGCCATCGGTGGCATTGCGATTGTTGCGCTTGGTCTATTCGGTGCTTATAAGATTGGCAAAAGATTATAATAATAGTAGTTTTTTTCATGGTAAGTTGATTTAAGATTTTAGATAATTGTGGCAACCACTCCCATCGTGATGATGTGGGTGGTTTTTTGGTCAAAAACAGAACAAAAATGGTAAAAAACTGAGAAAATGCACTTTTTTTGAAAAAAAGTTGTGATAAAATTTGCACACAACAAAAAAGCATATTAAATTTGCAGTGTAATAATTAATCAACCACTTAAAACTTACGATTATGACAACAAAAACTTACATTCAAAAGAGCCTTGAAATTTTAACCAAGACCGTAGCAATTCAAACTGGAGTTAAAGACATTCACATTGAGTTGTGCAGTGATGGTTTTCTTGTAGACCACATTGGAACAAAAAACGATAAAGTACTTGACTATTTCAAGGGTTGCAAATTGACCGATTTTGAGTATGATGCAGAATGCAATTGCTCATATTATAACTACGCAAAATAAACCAATCGGGGGTGGCAACACCCCCACTAAACAAAATAATTACTAACATTAAAACATACAACTATGACAATCTTTAGAATTACAACCGAGAGTGGTAACGGCTATGCAACCGAGAGCGCAATAGTAGATAACAATTACTGCAACCTTGCACACAACCAAAAATGGCAAGTGTATGCGTGGACAGACGATGAATGCGGTAAACATTTGTTTTGCGAAGGCAACATAACTGAAGTGCTTGGGTTTGTTAAAAACAACGATGGCGAATGGTTTATAAAGAAAGTAAAAAGTGAGCCAAAAGATATTTTATCAGCTATGTTTGCCAACGTTGAGAGGTCATACATCATCAAAAAAATAGATGTTAACGAATAAAAAATACTAATCTTTAAAACATACACTATGACACGACCAGAAGAATTAAACGAAGCGTGGTGCAAGCAAATGAACAAGTGTAGCACCGAAATAATGCAGGCACTTGCGTTTGCATTGCGGTGGTGTGAAGAGCATCCTCAATGGATTTCGGTTGAGGACGAGCTGCCACCGCTTAAACAACGTGTGCTTATATATGACGAAGACGAAGATGTAATGATTGTTGATGAAAGGCAAGAAGACTACTATAATAATAGTGGTACAAATACTGGTTGGGAGTGGAGTTCTGAACTCGACCCTACTCACTGGATGCCACTGCCACAAGCACCAAAAGGAGGAGGCCGAAGCGCCCAATCCCAATTAAAAGATTGGATGCGATTATGAATAAGACGGAAATCGGGCAAGCCATAGCCAACGAGCGCATAAAGCAAGGCATCACAATCAGGAAGATGGCAGAACTTGCCAACACCACAACAAGAGCCGTGCAAGCCGTTGAGAAAGGATGGTACAACGTAGGGATTGAAACCTACCTGAAACTCGCAGAAACGTTGCATATAAGCATTAAAGTTGGCGAATGACCAACTACACCACCGAAAGAAAACAAGGCCCTCACACGCAAAATGTGGGGGTTTGTTATATATCTGCTATATTGCGCTATATAGCAAATTGGAAAATAAGAGGAAAATAGTGGCAAAATTCCCTTAATTGGCAAAATTCAGCCAAATAAGAGTGCCAAAACTTTCTTATTTGCCTCGTCCACTTTCCTTCGGTCGGGCATAATATAGCCGAGAGTCACCGCTTGCCCATAGCTATGACCCAGTGCCTGACTAATCACCTCAATTGGTGTGTCAATACTCAAGGCTAACGTTGCCCATGTGTAACGAGCCGTGTAGGTTGTTATCGGTGGCAAACCCAGCTCACTGGCAATGTCTTTCATGTGCCGATTTATCATTGATGTGGCAACGTGAACACTCTTGTAGTGGTCTAATATGTCCACAAGGTAGTTCTTCCCTCTATGCGCTTGTATGAGCGATTTGGCGCAATTCTCAACCTTGATGCTGTAAAGCCTTTGCGTTTTCTGCCGTGTGTAGTTGATTCGCCCTTGTGATATTGTCCTGAGTGCGCACAAATCTGCCATATTTATCCCGATGAGGGCAAACACTATCTTCCAAATGTCAAGAGCATATGCTTGCGCATCACTCGCTGGGTGGTGCGACCAAAGGAGTTGCAGTTGCTCAAGGGTCAATGGTGTGGGATTCGATGGTGCGCTTTTTATCTTGTACTGACGGAAGGGATAAGGCGCAGTTGTGAGCTGATGATTGAGCGCATGATTAAAGATTGTGCGAATGTTGCGCAAGTGTATAGAACGGGAGTTGATGCTTGGGCAATAAGTCACAAGGTATCGGTCAAACTTCTGCAACCAGTCCACCGTCACATCACCAAATTGCAAAGCCCTTGCGCCCTTCGTGCCTAACCACCTTTTTAGATGTGTCTGCGTTTGTTTGAACTTGTCAACCGTATTTGCCTTGTCGCATTTGGTCATGTAGTCTTGCAAGATTGCCATAAAGCCAGTGTCCACATCACCACTTGGGTATATGTAATCGGCAATGAGGTCACGCACTTTTGCCGTACTTAATCCTCGCACGTTGCCCAGTTGCATAACAGCCTCGTTTGCCTTTCCGAGTGTTGAGAGTGCCACCGAGTTGATGGTATCGGCTTGTGGGTGGTTGATGACTTTCTTTTTAACCTTATCCCACTGGTTGCGCTTGAGCCTTACACCTTGCAGAGGTATGTAGCACCCCGATGAGTTGTGATTTACTGCAATCAACAAGGGGGCTGTGCCATTCTTGTCGAACGAACGACCATAATATAATGATACTCTCACCTTTCGCATTCTTTGCGCTCGTTTTGCGATTTTTCTGCCTGAAAATGACTAATTTTGCAAAGTCATAAATAAAAATTTTAGTGAATTTTCTCAGGTATTTTTCAATTTTTCATAATTGCATTTTTTTTAGTTATTTTATTTTTATCATAAGTTTTAAGGTGTATATTGCCTCGCTTGAGAGAAGTGGGGCAATGTTGTTATAGTTCCTCACGGTTGACTGAAGCCACAACCAACCACATATTATTAATAAAAGAGATTGCCACCTCGTTGCTCTCATAGTCTATATTATAGCTGTCTAGGGTGTAGTGTGTCGCATCGTGACCCTTGCGCACAATCTTGATAATCCTTCGCCAGTCTGCCAACTCAAGCACATAAGAGCGACCCAGCTCAATGTATTCTCGCCAAGCCTCAATCGGGCGAATGAGGATGTAAGAGCCAGCAGGGTATTTCGGTGTCATGCTATCGCCATAGACTGGGATAACCACATCGCCAACGTGTGCGATTTGCTTGTTAAATGGCATGATGCCGATGGTGTATTGCTCAATATCTGCCTTGTCATTGGGCAAGAAGCCACCTCTCGCATCTAATGATAGGATGGGAATGTTGATGATGTCTTCTTGAGGATTGGGCAGAATGTTTACCAACGCACCAGTTATCTCGCCTTGAGTGCCACCGCTCATCAACCACAAAGGATTTAACCCAAATGCATTGCTCCACTTGAGGGCAACGTTTTTGCCGAATGTCCTTGCACCGTTGAGATAGTTGTTAACGATGGTCGGGGATACTTTTAAACGTTCGGCTATATCGGTTTGTTTGATTCCCTGACCAGCAAACCACTTTTTCAATTTTTCGTTAAAGTTTTCCATAATAGTTAAGTCTTTAGTTGTCAATAGGTTGAACAAATTGTAAAAGTTTTACCTGAACCTTAAATTATTAAAGAATGTTAAATGTTTAAGCAAAACGATACAACTTTGAACTTTTTGTTATATTTTTGCATTGTCAAAATGATACAACGCAAATTTACAAACATTTTTAAAACTACAAAACTATGACACGCAAAAAAACATTCAATGTGAGCAAAGAGAGAGCAATTAAAATTGCAATGAACCACAACGGTATTAGCAGAGAGATTGCAGAAAGTTACACCGATAGCGAACTCAAAGAGGTTTTAAAGCAAGCATCGGGCAGAACATTCACACTTAAAGCAAATTTCTAATTACTAACACAAATAAAACATACAACTATGACACAGACAATAAATAAAATCAATTCAGTAAAGGTTAGTTCAAACCTTCCAACTTTCAACACTTATAGGTTGATGTATAAATATGGTGCTTGGAATACAAAAGCCACTTTCATTTGCGAGAGTGATGCCGAGGCAACCCACGATGCCGATGAGTTCTTCAACAATTCCAACATCAAGAACTGGTCTTATGGTGTTGCACTCTTCCAAGGCAACCGACTTGTGAAACAATATAGATAACTAACACGGTGGGGAGCAATCCCCACCATTAAAACCTATATAACTATGACAACCTCAGCAACAACAATCAAAACCGAGAGTAAGAAAAGGGCAAGGGCAACTAAGCCAAGTAGATTAACCGTAGAACTGGCTAACAAGTGCCTCGCTAAACTGGGCAAGTACTGGACAATGACCAGCAGCAGCAGCCTGATGAGTGACGGCTCAACACAGCACTACTTTTCATTCGTGCTTGATAGCGAAAAGGCGCACATCATCACCAAGAGCGAAATTAACCACATCGTGGCATTCGCTACAATGGTAGATGCTTTCAGTTGGTATATACACAAGGACTTCGATACTGACAACCTCGCAATAGAGGTGAGCCTATCAACCAATTTCGGCAAATAACTCCTAAACGTTCAGCATGGGGTGGCGAAAAGCCTCGCACAACTTAATTGGTATAAGCCACCCCAATATCCCGATAAAGAGCCACACGATGGGCAAGGTGGCACGGATTAAAAGCATAGGTGAGCAGAGGTTCAATTCCTCAATCGGGAACTAAATTATTAACCAATATAAAGAAACAAAATGGCAATCACAAAAGAACAAAAGAAAGAACTGGAACGCAGAAACGCAAAGATATTCAAACGTTACTGCAATTTGAGCGAAAAGCAGCCACTTGCTTATCCTTACACCATTTACACCGAACTGGCTAACGAGTTCGGACTATCACCACAAATGATTTCATTAATCGTGCGCACAGCACAAAAAGAACAACAACAATGAAAACACTTCGCATCATTTTAAGCATCATTCTCGCACTGGGTGGGATGCTGATTTTTAACGAGAGCAATTCGATTACACCCAACTTCATCGGGCTTGCTTGCCTTGCCCTACTGGTAGTTATCAACGCAGACAAAGAGGCTTTAGATAAGTTGCAGAAATGACCCCAGTTCGCCCGAATATTGACTACACTGGTTCGTACACCGTCACTCAGGCAGCGCAGTTGCTTTGCATCTCTCGCAGAACATTGCGCAGATATGAGGCGAGTGGCTATGTTGTGGCACACCTGAACAAGCTGGGTAAGCGCAAATATTCAGGGCGAGAACTCATTAAACTATGGAATATGAATTATTAATGACTAAACTATTATGAAGAAAATTTTAAGCATTGAAGACATTGAGATTGAGCTTAAAGATGTAGAACAAGGCAACAATCTAAATATCCAGTATATTAGTGGGAAGGGATACTATATAATTGATGAGAGAAATGAAGATGGCAGTTATCTAATTGATTTCCCAGCTGTTGTCGGTATTGTCACACAAGACGATGAAGATTGTGACAATGATGTTCTATTCTATCCTATCTCATACACTGGCAACCACGATGCAACCCTTTTGGGACATAAAACATTGCATGAAACTTGTTCGCTTAAAACATTTGAGAAATGCCTGAAAGGCAGATATGACTTTGATGGCGAAACCACAGCCGAAGATATGATTTACTATTTTGAGGCGCACGGAATCAGGTTGCACCCAGCAATTTATAGAAAATACCAACCATCTAAATAATTACAGCTATGGATACAATCACACGCATTGCAGATGCATTCTTCCAGCCTGATGCTTGGTGGGAAGATAACAAGTCAAGCATCTCACTTGAGATTGGTGACCTACTGGTCGAGGCAACTGCAACATTCGCCACTCACTACCAGTATAACGACATTGACGGACTGACCGAGAGTGTTGACAAGATTATTGACAACTGCGAGAAGGTCACCATCAACGCATGGATGGGCGAACAAGAGTTCACAATCAACCCCGATTTAATAATCAACGCATTAAATAACAATTAACTAAAAACTACAATTATGACACCAAAAATTAACTACAAAGTTGATGGATACACCATCACTGAAGAGGTGCGAGAAATCACACCACAAGAGGCAAGCGAGATTCTTGCAACCAAGAACACTAAAAACCGCAGACCCAACAAGAACCACGTTAACGCCCTTGCGCTGAATATGACTAACGGCACTTGGGTATACAATGGTGACCCCATCCGCTTTGATGCGAACGATGTTTTTATTGACGGACAACATCGTATGTTGGCACTTGCAAAAGCAAATGTGACATTGCCCTTCAAGATAGTTCGTGGACTTAATCCTGATTGCTTCAACACGATTGATGTAGAATCAAGACCACGTACATTGGCAGACCTTTTTAAGATTGACGGCATACCTAATTATGTCAGCGCAGCTGCTATCGTCAAGAGATATTTTGCATTAGCAAAGGGTGCGACCATTATAGCCTCGCACAATGCTGGTAGCAGCAGTATCTCAAGGGATATAAAATCATCAACAACCGTAGATGACCAGTGTAATTTTTATTACGCAAACCAAAGGGTGGTTGATGAGGCAGTTAAATATTCAATGTATCTACGCAATCAAAACCAGCTGCTTACAATAGCAGATATTGGTGGATTCTTTGTTCATCTCTACTTAACAAAGCACCACAGCGAGGATGAGATAAAGAGGTTTTTTGACCAGCTCGTTTTCACAAGCGAAATTTCGGCAATAAACAACCTTCGCAATAGGCTGATTATTGACAAAGGTGCAATAAAAAAGATGAGCGGAGCATTCAAGCAAAACCTTATCGCAAAGGTTTGGAACTACTATATCAAGGGCAAGGACGTTAAAGTGCTTGCTTACAACCCCACAACCGAAGGAACAATTGAATTCATCTAAAACCTACCACTATGACACCCCAAACAATCACACGCATAGCAGATGCATTCTTTCAGCCCGATGCTTGGTGGGAAGACAACAAAAGCAGCATCTCAATTGAGATTGGTGACCTACTGGTCGAGGCAACTGCAACATTCGATATGCACTACCAATACAATGATATCGATGGCACTACCGAGAGCGTCGACAAAATCATTGACAACTGCGAAGATGTGAGCATCAACGCATGGATGGGCGAGGAAGAAGTAACCATCAACCCCGAAGTAATAATCAACGCAATTAATAACAATTAATTAAAAACTACGATTATGAGTAATTTAAAAAGATTCAACCAAATGATTATGCATCCTAACACCGACACTTACCTAACATCGGTGCTGGCAGAGCGCAAAGGCGAGTTTATCAACAACCTTACGGCAGTAGTGGCAAACGATGCCAAACTTCAGGCTTGTGAGCCAGTCACTCTAATGTATGCAGCTCTCAAGGCAACGGCTTTGAGATTGCCACTTGACCCGAACCTTGGGCAAGCCTACATCATACCCTACAAGAACAACCGAGAGCGCAAAACCGAGGCGCAATTTCAAATCGGTTGGAAGGGTTTCATCCAGTTGGCTATCCGTTCGGGACAATTCCAAGACCTCAACACCACCGAGATTCGTGAGGGTGAACTAAAGGGATTCGACCTTATGACTGGCGAGGTCAACGTGCAAGCCGTGGCAGATAGAGAGAACAAACCTATAATCGGTTATCTTGCATATTTCAAGCTGACTAACGGCTTTGCAAAGTCGCTCTATATGACAGCCGAAGAGATAGAACAACACGCAACACGTTACTCGCAGAGTTACCGAGGCAAATATAAGGATTCCAGCCTATGGACAACCGACAAGGATGCGATGGCAAAGAAGACAGTGCTTAAGCTCTTGCTTAACCGATTCGCACCTCTTTCGGTGGATATGCAGAACGCTGTACAAGCAGACCAGTCGGTGCTGCGAGGTGACGGCAAACTGGACTATGTAGACAATAGCCGTGACCAACTCACCGAGGTTGCCGAGAGTGCGATGGCTGAAGATGTAGAGAGTGAGGATATAGACACACCCGAAGAAATGCGTGAAAACGAATCACAAAAGGCTTCTAACGGCACTTTATTTGAAGATGATGTAGTTACACCAAACGAAGATTAAAAGCTATGAGAAATAAGGTAACAACCAAAGATGCGCATGATGCTATTAAGGCATTCACAAAGCAAAGTGAGAGCAATGTCGCATTTGGTCTACTGGGAGACCTTGAGCATGGGGACTTTTCCACCTTTATCAAAGGCGAAGAGAGCGAAATTTTGGCTTTGATAGTCATGCAGATGGCAAAGCATAATAATTTCAAGCATCTGCTCTATAAAGCAGTGGAAATCCACAAAACTGCACCAATACAAAAAATTATTAACAAATATGAGGACAAACATTCAAGAGATAATTGATGCCCAACCCACGCAACACTCGCTTGACTGGTATCGTGTCCGTTTGGGCAAGTTCACGGGGTCGCAAGTGGGCAGACTGATGAAGAAGGGAAGAGGCAAAGATGCCGAATGGTCAGCAGATGCAATCACCTACATCAAGAAAAGGGTTGCCGAGCGAATGCTCAACCCCAGTGTGGTGATGCTTGATGACTTGTTTGAAGAGTATCTGCTGCAACACACACCCACAAGTAAGGCAATGGCATGGGGCAACGAGCAAGAGATGAACGCAAGAGGCATCTACGCAAAGACCACATCTCGCAAGGTCACAAGCTGTGGAGCAATTGAGGTTTCGCCCTACTTTGCCAGTTCGCCCGATGGGTTGTGTATTCAGGATAACGGCACACTTGAAATCAAATGCCCCGACAATGACACGCATACACTTTACTTGATTGATGTGCATAGTGCCGAGGACTTGAAAGCTGTTAGACCCGAGTATTACTGGCAATGTATTTCGCACATGATGGTGACCGATGCCGACTGGTGCGACTGGGTGAGTTATTGCCCATTCAACCAAAAGCCGTTGCGCATCGTGAGGATTATGCGTGACCCTGAGGCAGAGGCACAACTGCGTGAGCGCATAGACGCTGCCGAGGTGTTGGCGCAAGAGATGATAGAAAAAACAAAATGTGGACAAAATATTTCTTCATGTCATAGTTTGTGAATTAGTCGGGTGTGGTGCTGTCCACACATCACACCCTTCTTTTTGTGCGATATGAGCGAAATAAAGAGCATCAAAGAATTAATTGATGAGTATTACCCTGAATTGGCAGAACGTTTGAGAAATGGCGAAAGAGAGCGCAAATAATGGATTTATCAAGATAAACCGCAGTCTACTGGATTGGGAACACATAACCGAGCCAGTGGTGTTGCAAGTGTTTATCTACCTTTTGCTCAAGGTTAACCACAAATCAAAGTGGCACAACGGCAAGATGTGTGAGAGGGGCGCAACGTTTGTCAGCATCCGCACGATGTGCGATGACTTGGCAATGTCACCACACACAGCCATCAAGGCATTGCGCACACTTGAGGATAGTGGCGAGGTAGTCCGCACACAAGTCACGCAAAAACTGAGTAAAACTAAACTTGTGAATTATTCTAAATATCAAGACTTTAATCTTGTTAGTGTTGCAAAATCTGCAACGCAAAGTGCAACGCAAAGTGCAACGCAAAGTGCAACGAAACAAGAAAGAAAAGAAAGAAAAGAATTAATTGTTGATGATAAAAAACACACGCACACGCACGAAGAGTTAATCAAAGACTTATTCAGCCGTCAAATCACGATAGAGGCTTTCTGCAAGAACGAGGGCATCACTACCGACCAGTGCCGTAAGTATGCCGAGGCGGTTGTGATTGAGTGGCAGCTCACCGATGAGAACCACAACAACCGAACTCAAGCCATTAAACATCTACTGGCACAAATACGAATCAAGGCACAAGCCGACCGAGAGCGGGGCATCACATTCACGGACAAGTCAGTCAGGTTGCAACCGATGATAGACTTCTGCCGAGAGTTGATTGCCGATGGGTTCAACCGACAAGATGTTAAAGACTGGTACGGGTACTGGACGGAAGAATGCCAAGACCGCACTGGACGGATGAGGTTTGAGGCTGAAAAAACGTGGAACGCAAAACGAAGATTTAATAATTACTTAAAACGTAAGGCACAATGAAAATTTATAGCAAAGTATATGACAGTAACAAAGCGAGAAATATATACTGGAGCAACATAGACATTATTGACTATATCCCCAATGATGTTTGGGTGGAACTTGACAAGTATTCACTGGAATACTATGCAATTTGGTTGCTTGACCGATATTTTAGCGGTTGTGGAAGAAGGGATTTAGTTGGAATCTATAAAACCAAATTGCCGATGTTTGATAGAACTACTTGGGGTATATCTGCCGATGTGTTCCTTGTGAGATATAGGGACAACGGAACAACCAATTTAATTTCATACTCTCTTGATGCAATCAATTGGCTTAAACAAATGAATGATGATAAAGGTTGTACGAGGGCGGTAAGTGAGGATGACTTTATTGTCCGTTATTCACCTGAATTTCTTGACTAATGACACGAAAACAAAAATATCAAGATGAAGAGCGCACAACCACTCTCGTTGACCCACAACTTGAACGTGCGTTGTTGGTTGCTATCCTGAGTCACGTTGCAGCCACTGGCTACGTTATGAGTTTGCGCAATGTTCTCACCGATGAGGACTTCACGGAAGAGAGCAACTTGAACGTGTGGCACTGGTCACTGGCTTGTCTTGACAAAGCACAAGATGTGAACTTGCTCAACGTTTATGCACAAGCACAAGAATGTGGTGGCGAGTTCAACCCGACCCACTTCGTTCAGGCAAGAGGCGCAGAGGGTGACATCTTCACACTGGCGAATGCTCTCCACACTATGGGCATAAAGCGCAGAATAAGCGAAGGGGCGCAAAGTATCCTGATGAGCATTGAACACGATGCAGACTACACACCCAGTGATGCCGTGAGTGAGTTGGAGCAGATTGTTAGTGACACCACCAAGACCATCAAGCCGAAGTCTATGCGTTGGGGTCTGCTACTGAAAGAGATTCTCAAGCGCACCGAAAAGTTAGCGAAAGGCGAAATGCCTCAGGGTACTCCATGCGGTTTTGACCTGATAGACCACAAGGGTGGACTTGAACGTGGTGAGCTGATGATAATTGCTGGGCGCAACTCAAACGGCAAGACTTCGTTCGCTCTATGTTGTGCCGTGGGTGTGGCGCAACGTGGTACGGCTGTCGGCATCTTTTCACTTGAAATGACCAACGCACAGCTTGGCACACGAATCTTGAGCCTCACTACTGGAGTGGATGGCGAAAAGTTGAAACGTGCCGACATGGAAGCGACCGAGTGGGCAGCTGCCGTGAATGCCGATGACACTTTACCCATCTACTTCGATGAGGTCAGGAGCGCAGACATTGACACGGTAATAGCGAATATCAAAGCAATGGTAGCACAGCACAACGTTCAGGTGATTGTTATAGATTACTTGCAGTTGTTGCGTAGCCGTGAACGTGAAAGACACCAGCAGATGGCATCAATTGCCCACCGGCTTGAAACCTTGAGCAAGCAGCTTGAAATCTGCATCGTGCTTTTATCCCAGTTGAGGCGCAACGTGGATAAAGACCCGACACCAAGGCTTGAAGAGCTGAAAGAGTCAGGCGATATCGCAGATGCTGCCGATAGTGTCTACTTGGTTTACCGACCCGAAAGGCACGGCAAAGACTTCCGTTATCCTGATATGAGCCAAAACTGGTCGCAGATATCCACCGAAGGGACGGCTCTGCTTATGTGCTGTAAAAATAGGCAAGGTTCTCTCAATGGGGAGCAGATGCTTGGCTTTGATGCACACACAACGAGATTCTATCAACAAGAAAACTATAAACCAGCACCATCAACCCCAAGGCTTGAGGATGATGTGCCATTCTAAACGATACAAAAAATGAGACCGATTGAACGGATAACACCGACAATGATTGACACCCGTGACCAGTTCTTGCGACTGGTATGCGATGAGCTGAAGATTTCGCCACTGGATGTGATGAGCAAACGAAGAGATTCACGAACAAGCATGGCAAGGCACTTAATCATGTGGGGTCTACACCAGTACACCGAGGCAACGACAACGCAGATTGGTCACCTGATGGGTCGTGACCATGCTACCGTGTGTTATGGGATAGGCGCAGTTGAAACAAACGTGACCATGCCCTACCACAAAGAGGCAAGAAAAGTATTAACCCTTATAAAGCAGAAAGGAGAGGATTTGCAATGCGAGAGAAACGAAAAGAGAGTTGGCTGATGCTTGTACTTGTTGCGCCCATCGTAATAATAGCCATCGTGGTGTTATACTTCGGGGCGAAAGATGTGGAGAGGCAAAGAGAGCCACAACCCACCGAGTACAACATTGACAGCCTCAGGCAAGTAGAACGCAACCTTCGCACACTTGAGGATAGTGTCCATTATTATGAGGATGGGCTATAACTAACTAATTATAAGGTGGTTACTTAATTTAATAATAACCAAAGTATTAAGAAAAACGTTTAGAGTGACCACCTTTTTAACTGAATATCAACCAATTAAAACATAAAGATATGACAAGAAAACAAGAAATAATGAAAGCTGCAAGAGTGTATGCTAACGGCATTGCTCAACATTTGCCAAACAAAATATATTGCGAAGAAGATTTTAGCACTGGCGCAGAGTGGGCAGACCGCACAATGATTGACAAGGCTTGCTCTTGGCTTCTTGAATGGGAGACACATCAAGGAGAAGACATAGAGGTTGTTGAACAATTCAAGCAAGCGATGAAAGGGAGTAACCAATGAAACGAGCAACAACCAACTATACTGGCATCGCAGCTTGTCACAATGACCGATGCCCAAGCCACAAGAACTGCTTGAGGTGGCAGATAGGACAACGCAATCCCGATATCATAGCAGGGGACTTCGCCCCCAAAAGCAAATACTCGCAGAGGTGCGGAGATTGGAAGAAGGGGGGTGCGCTATGATTCGCCCACACATTGACATCACGATGTACCAGGGTTATTTGGGTAAAGTATACCCACCTTTGCAATGGAACGAGCAGACAAGCCAGCGCAAGATGCTCACCGATGTAAGAGAATGGCTGCACAACCACCACCCAAGTTGGAAGAGAGCAATGGTGTATCTCAGCCACTACCGAGGCTTGAAGACACACACGGATGCCGTGCTGATGGAAAGGGGGTGTGCGTTATGATGATATATGTTGAACCAGTCAACGCACGACCCTACTGGCGCAATTACCCTGAACCCAAGCCAAGGCGCAAGCCAATCAACCGAAAACGTGTCGCTTGCACGATGTGCGCAAAGTATCCGTGCTTTCAGGGATTAGAGAATATAAGTACAAACTTGGCAATAACTTGCCATGATTTCAAGAAGAGGATTAAAGAATGAGGCAAGAAGAACATCGAATCCAATGCGCAATCGTGAAATGGTTTTACTTTGCCTACCCAGCTTATAGGGGTGGTTGCTTGTTTAGTGTGCCGAATGGTGGACATAGAAACATACAAACGGCAAGGTCACTCAAAGCTGAGGGTGTGACATCGGGAGTGGCAGACTTGCTGCTACTGGTCGCACGGCACAACTATCACGGACTTTGTGTTGAGGTCAAGACAATTGTAGGACGGCAAAGCGACACACAAAAGGCATGGCAAAGGGTTATTGAGGCGCAAGGGTATAAGTACTGCATCGTGCGCAGCCTTGATGATTTCGCCGACCTGATGTTCCACTATCTTGGCGAACCACCCAAGGCAAGACTGCAAGGAAGATTGAAATTATAATTAAGATATCAGTTTTTTATGTTTTAAGTTTCAAGCATCATTTTATTAACCGTTGGGAAACGACAAGATGATGTGAATTATTTGAGGGATGCGCCTTGGCTGTGAAAGTCGGGGCGCACTATTTTATGCAGAATGCGAAATTTACACGCTCTTTTGCGCTCTAACGGCATTTAATTTGTTTTTGATATAGTTTATCGTTTGAGAAATTTGATGCGCTTAAAACGGCTGAAATGAAAAACCCACTATCTTCGCAGACGGTGGGGCAAAGCCATTTACTAAATCCAAAATCATGAAGAAAATCATTTGTGCCACAAATGTACAAAATTTTTCACAAAAAACCGCAGAAAGTTGTGTAATTGAAAATCTTTTTACTACCTTTGCGAAAAAGTTAAAAGATAGAGAGTTATGGCAGAAATCAAAGAAGCGAAGATTAGCGACCTTGTGTTTGATGACAAGAACTTCAACAAGCACACCGAGTATGGTATGAGCCTAATTGAGAAGAGCATCCGCAACAATGGTGCTGGGCGCAGTATCTTGATAGATAAGAACAACCGAATTATAGCGGGCAATGGTGTGACCGAGATTGCTGGGCAGATTGGGCTTGACGATGTGCAGATTGTTGAGAGTGATGGCACGAAGATTATCGCAGTAAAACGCACCGACATTGACCTTGACAGCAAGCAAGGGCGAGAGATGGCACTGGCGGATAATGCGACTGGTGCTGTTGACTTGGCTTGGGATGAGGAGCAAATCCAGTTTGCCGAGGAAGAGTTCGGGATGGTCGCAGAGGAATGGGGTGTTAACCTTGACCTTGAAACCGAACAACCCACCGCAA